ATGCAAAAGCTAATAAAGATTGTGACAAAATCTTTACCATTAGCAGATACAGATCCTTTTGAGAAAGGATACGTAGATGGTATGCAGTCATGGATTTCACAATTTGAATTAGTTTCATATTTTCTGGAAGGTCAGTATTCAGCTAAATTTGCAGAAAAAGAGATCACAACTAAGTATCTTCACAGAGGACTGAAGCAGCAAAAAATAAATAGTAGTAGCTATTATGGCGATGGCTTCGGGAGCGGAATAGAAACTGCAGATGAAATATTCGAGACATTGACTGAACAAGGCTATGAGGCCGCAATCAAAATAGCAAAAGATACGGAGGGATAGAAATGCTTAAAGTAGTTAAGCGACTGAAAGAACACTTCTCAGGTAAAAAAGGAACCGACAAGATAAACGCTACGATTGATGTAAACATGAATCTACTTATGGACAAGCTTGACAAGATCAATAACGCGGTCGAAAACATCAAGGCTGATGCGACACCAGAAACTTCACCAACCCTAACTGCGTATGGTCTATGTGATGGTAAAATGCCTGAGATCGAAGGCGTCGAGATACCTGCTCGTCCTGGATTCAGTGAGCCATTCATGGCGTATTTAAGTGGGGCACGGACTGACTATCATCAACAGCAGGAGCAGTCATCGCAGCGTGCAAGCATGCCACATGTTCGCATCGATATTGATAACATCCATGATATACCTCGCGTATGGATTGATGGTGAACGAGTAGACGACTTGCATGGAGACAAGAAGCCATCTCTGTCACGTGTTTATGTGAACTGGCGCGCTGGCGCTGGAACTGATGTGCGAAGTGGTAAGCATGAGTTTGTCATTCAGCATTACGAACGGGATGGTTATAACGTGCCTAAGGAGATCAAGACCGGCGAACGTTCGATGGCTGACAAAGATGACTAACACATCGTATACGGGAGATGTTCACAGCCACGCTGGTCGTGCACACTTCTATCGTTCAGCTGAATGGAAAGCATTGCGCGAACAAGTTCTTGAACGTGACCACTATGAATGTCAATGGTGCAAAGCAGAAGGACGCGTGACTACTGGCAATGACATGACAATGGAGATTGACCACATCAAGACGCTAGAGGAACGTCCAGACCTAGCGCTTGATCCAGACAATCTACGCACACTCTGCCGCGACTGTCACAACAAGCGACACGGACGATTCAATTACAAACGTTTGGGGAGACCCAAAAATCCGTATGCCAACGATGAGAGATGGTAAAATAACAGACCCCCCGGGTAAAAAAATTCAATGCCATTTTGAAATTCGGGGACCGGTGGACGGGCTCGTCTTCCGCAAAAATGTTTCTTTTTTTCGCGCGAGGGGGGGTACCCTATACCAAAAATGGGAGGTGATAATCCATGGACAAGCTAGATAAGCTTAAAAACAGGCTCTTGTCTCAGATAGACAAGACTAATCCAATTGAAACTGAGAAGGTGGATCGATATGTTTCAATGGTTGACATGTTCTACAAGCTTCAAAAAGAAGCTATCAAGCAGCCAATTATTGAAATTGAGAATGGCAGTCAGCATTTCACTAAATCTAATCCTGCTTTGGCTGATATGAACAAGATCAATGCAAGCCTAATTTCACTTGGCAAGGACATGGGATTGTCCGCTCCGCCTGGCATTGATGGAAAGGGTACGGGATATGATCCTGATGATCTGCTTTGATTCATAACAAGTATGTTGATGATTACATCAAGGATTATGAAGAAGGGCACTTGCTGTTTAATAAGGAACGTATTCAGCTTGTTGATTATCTAAAAAAGTCTGTGCTATCTGACGACACACTGCATTTTGACAACGAGCAGATTGAGAACTGCATTAAGTTCAGTGAGAAGTGGTTTTTCAAACTTCAGCCGTTCCAGAAGTTCTTGATTGCGTTCGTTTTTTTGTACCACGAAGACGGGACCAATTATTATGAAGACTTTTTGTGGATGATGGGTCGTGGCTCTGGTAAGAACGGATTGATTTCGGCGTTAGGGACGTTTTTGATATCAGAATTTAACGGTATACCTTCATATAACGGTTCAATCGTTGCTAACAGCGAAGACCAGGCAAAAATATCGGTTGAAGAAATTCACGATGTAATGGAATCAAATCGACCAAAGCTTAGGCCTGCATTCTACTGGACAAACGGTCTCATAAAAGCTAAAAAGACCAATTCTACTTTGAGATATCGAACTTCTAACGGCAACACGAAAGATGGTTTACGGGATGGTTTCGTTATCTTCGATGAAATTCATGAATATCAGGATGACAGCAATGTCAAAGTCCACTTATCAGGGCTTGGCAAAAAGCAAAATCCTCGTGTCTTTTATATTGGGACTGATGGCTATGTGCGAGATGGTTTCATTGATACTAAGAAAAAGCAAGCAGCCAATGTCTTGAGTGGAAAGGCTGCACCAGATTTCATATTTCCTTGGATTTGCAAAATCGACGATGTGTCTGAAATTGATGATCCAGAAAAGTGGGAAAAAGCCGTTCCAATGATTGTAAAACCGTTGTCATCGTATGGTAAGACCCTTTATCGGCAAATCAAGAAAGACTACGACGCATTAGTGGAAGCACCAAGCGGACGTGAGGAGTTTCTAACAAAGAGAATGGACTATCCCAGCACGTCAATGAACAGTAGTGTTGCGCCTTGGGAAGAGATTGCAGCAACCAATCAACCGATTCCACATGATTTGGACGGCAGAGAGGCAATAGGGGCGGTAGACTTTGCCAGCGTACGAGATTTCATTGCCGCTGCAGTAACGATTAGGTACCGAGATAAATTAGTAACCATTGAAAAGCAGTGGGCACGGAAGGGCTTCTGTGATCAATATTACGCATACAGTCGAAAGGACAGAATTGCTACGCCAAATCAGCGTCTTAATATTCCACTTCACGACTGGGAAAGAATGGGCCTAATTGAAGTTGTTGACGAGCCACTTATGGATCCTAGACATGCATTAGATTGGATACAAGCAATGGCACATCGATTTGATATAAAAAAGGTGGTTATGGATAACTACCGTGCTCAGATTATGCGAAAAATGTTCGAAGATGCCAATTTTGAGGTTGATATCATTCACAATCCTACTTCTATTGATGGTTTATTGGCATCAATAATTGACGACGGTTTTCCAAGAGGACGTTTCGTCTGGGGAGATAACCCTTTGCTTCGCTGGAACACACAGAACGTGCTGGTAAAGGTAAACAAGGCGAACGGAAACAAATCCTATGAGAAAAAAGAGGAAACTCGTCGTAAGACAGATGGCTTTAAGGCCTTTGAATATACGTTGTACCGAGTAAATGAGTTATCCGATGTGGACGTCAGCGAATCGCTGGCGTTTTTAAATGACCTTGACTTCTGAAAGGAGGTGAAAGCGTGAACTTCAACTTATTTGATCTGTTTACTCAACGAAAAGATGCCAGTTTTGCCTATGATCTTGATTTAATTGGCGGACAGCAGACGCAAGTTTACCTGAAACAGTATGCGTTGAATACGTGTGCTTCTTTTTTAGCCAGAACGGTTTCTCAGTCCGAGTTCAAAACTAAAAACGCTACGCTTTATTACAAGCTAAATGTCCGACCAAACTATAATCAAACAGCAACGAGCTTTTGGCAGGAACTGATCTTTAAACTCATTACAGATAATGAAGTGCTGGTCGTTCAGGATGATACAGGCGACCTACTGATTGCTGACAGCTACGTTCATAATGTCAAGGCGGTATATCCTGATACATTTTCTGGAGTGGTGGTCAATGACTATCAGTTTCAGCGTGTGTTTGGAATGGATGACGTTTGGTTCATCAAATACAACAATGACAACCTAACCACATACACAAATCAGTTGCTGTCCGACTACGCTAATTTGTTCAGCCGCATGATTAGTTTTGCCATGCGTAACAAGCAGCTAAGAGCAACGGTTGATTTCTCTGGCGTTACAAGTTTTGACAGCCAAGCGCCTAAAGATGACGCGAATGGCAATAAGAAAGAAAATCCAGCTCAGAAATTTATTGACAAGCTCTTCAGCGCATTCAGAGACAACGACATTGCAATTGTGCCTTTACAAAAGGGTATTAAGTACGACGAAGTTTCTAGTCAGTATAGTGGCGCAGATCAGGCATTTTCTGACATTACTGCTGCGCGTAAAGAGGCAGTTGACAGCGTTGCAGAGATTCTAGGAATTCCGCCAGCATTGATTCACGGTGCCCAGGCGGAAGTTGATCAGAATCAACAAGAACTATTAAATTTTTGCATTGCTCCGCTTAATCAAAAAATTGAGGATGAGTTAAATGCCAAGGCTGTAAGCCAGTCTTCGTATGATCAAGACAAGGTCACCGTTTGGGGACTGAATAAGCCTAATGCTCTTAATCTTAGCGATGCAATAGACAAGCTAGTATCAAGCGGCGTATACAATCGTGACACTGTGCGAAGCTGGTTTGGCGATGATCCAATTCCAGACGGAAGCGGCCAAAAATATTACATCACAAAGAACTATGAGGAAGCAACGAAGGGAGGTGATAATGATGAAGACAGTAATTCCAATTAACACTCAGCTTGTTGATGATGAGACTGCGAGTGTCATGAAGTCATGGGGACTAGATTTAGTAGCTCCAAATGCGGTCCGTGAAATGCTTCCGACTGATAATTCAGACGTTGTAGTCGAAATTGATAGCCCAGGTGGATTGGTTACCGCAGGAAGCTCAATTGCGACGCTTTTGAAAGACTATCCCGGAACTGTAACGGCTAAGATTATCGGTCAGGCAGCATCTGCAGCTACAGTAGTAGCACTGTCAGCTGACAAGATTATGATGGCACCGACGGCTACATTCATGATTCACCGTGTGTCAGTCTCTGGTATTTCTGGAAATTCCGGTGATCTTGACAAGTACAGCGATGTTCTTTCAATGCAAGATAAACAATTCGCTAACTTGTATGCATCAAAAACCGGAAAAACAGCTGATGAGATGCTCAAGCTAATGGCGGACGAAACGTATATGTCAGCACAACAGGCCAAAGATATTGGATTTGTTGATGAAATTATGTTTGAGGAGCAGCCTACCTTGGTAGCGGGGCCAAAAACGATGCTGACAAAAGAGATCGTTGATGCTCTTAAGGAGTATCGAGAAATCAAGGACAAGCCAACAGAACCGGCTGTAAAGATTGACACCGATGAGCTTGCTGAAAAGCTTGCAAATAAATTGAAACCCCATGAGGAACCTAAGCAAAGCAAGTTTGCAGGGTTCCTTTTTTAATACGAAAGGAGTCATAAAAATATGACTATGAGCTTTAAGAATTTAGATACCTTTGCGGAAAAACAAAAGGCATTCGCAGACATCGTCAAAAGCGGTGGTGATGCTGAAGCCCAAGGCAAGGCGTTTGGCGAAATGATGGACGCGCTTTCCACTGATCTCAATAGTTTCCAAGAGAAACTTAAGAATAAAACCCAAGAGGAAATTGATAGCATCATTGCAGCCAACACCGGTGATGTGAAGATGACACAAGATGAAGTTAAATTCTTCAATGATATCTCGACTGATACCGGTTTCAAGAACGATCAGCTTATTCCACAAACCACTGTGGACAAGATTTTCGAAGACCTGACCTCTAATCACCCACTGCTGCAAGCGATTGGTTTGCAAAACAACGGTGTGCGGCTGAAAATCTGGAAGTCTGATGCTACAGGTGCCGCTGTATGGGGCAAGATTTTCGGTGATATCCAAGGACAGCTTGATGCTACGTTCACTTCTGTTGACGCAGAGATGAGCAAACTGACAGCGTTCGTTGTACTGCCTAACGATCTTGATTCATTTGGCCCGGCATGGGTACGCACATATGTTACTACCCAAATCACCGAAGCGTTTGCGGCCGCATCTGAATCAGCTTTTGTCGATGGTGATGGTAACAGCAAGCCAATTGGGCTTGATCGTGATCCATCAAAAGGTGCCACTGCCGCTGGCGTGACAACCTATCCTGTTAAGGCTGATGCAGGCACTGTAACTCTCAAAGATGCTGACACGGCAAAGATTGAACTGATGACCATCATTAAGGCTCTGTCCAAGAAGGAAAACGGCAAGCCTGTAGTTGCACGTGGTAACACCATTTTGGTTGTACAACCGGGTGCTTCGCTTGATTTTGAGCGTGCAATGACCATGCAAAACGTTAATGGTCAGTGGGTATATGCGTTACCATATGGCATTCAGATCATCGAATCTCAGTACGTCCCAGATGGGAAGGCTATTGCTTTTGTTAAAGGCCGTTATGACGCATACATGGCTGGTGGCTTAAACATCTCTGACTTTAATCAAACATTGGCTATTCAGGACGCAATCCTGTTCACCGCTAAGCAGTTCTTCTATGGTGCTCCAGCAGACAGTAATGCTGCGCTCGTCTATGCACTGAATATCGCTGCGCCAAGTGCTTCCACAACTGGTGGGACGGGAAACTAGTATCCCCCGGCGTAACGGGGGTAGACAGCAACTCAACCGTTGCACAGCTTAAGGCATATCTTGATTCAAATGGAATCAGTTACCCAAGCAATGCATTAAAGGCCGATTTACAGAAGCTTGCGGGGGTGACACCATATGAATGATGATCAGATTGTATCCCTTTTGACAGAGTTTAAAGCTCGAATGAACATTTACCACTCGTCAGAAGATGATGAGCTTAAAAAAATGTTACTGGCCTCGTATGATGCAGTTAATCGCATGACTGGAGTGTCTGACATCACCAATAGCCAATTTAAAGAGCTTGTCATTGAACGTACTAGGTATGCTTACAACGATCAGGTGGAGTTTTTTGAGGACAACTTCCTGTCTACGATCATTGGCCTAAGCCTGCAAGCATACGGTGAGGAGGACGATGACAATGGTTAGTCGCCCAAGCTTTCAGTATCAGCCTCCCAAAGTCGATAGTGGAAAATTAAGAATACCGATTCACTTCTATGCTCAAGATGTTGGTGATTCACCAGAGCCGACAGACATTGAGCCTAAAGAAGTGTTTTTTTGTCTTTGCGATGCCTATTCGCCAAGCAATAAAGACAAGGTGGTTCTTGATAGCCACGAGGTCGACCTAGGCGTCACTGTGATTATCCGAGACACCAAAGGGGAGTTCATTCCTAACAACAAGATGACAGCGTTTATTGACGACTCTCGTTATCGGGATATTAAGGAATGGCAAGTTGAAGAAGTTCGCCATGATTTTGAAGCTAACCGGTTCATTACGCTGGTATTGGGGGCGAAGCAATGACAGTAACTTTGGACGTTAAAGGTTTAGAAGACCTAGAAAACAAGCTCAGTCAAAAGTTTAGCGATCGCAAGGTTGCAAAGTACGTCAACAATGCCTTGACCATTGCTGGCAGATATGCAGTTGTCGAACTTAAGCAAGCTGCGGCAAGCTATCGAGACACTGGCGCAACGGTCAATGAAATTACTGCGGGCAAACCACGGCTTCGTGGTGGGGTTCGCAATATCAAGATTGGGTGGTCTGGTGATGGTTCGAAGCAACGGTGGCGCTTAGTTCATCTCAACGAATTTGGGTACACCCGAAACGGGCGCACGTATGCTCCAAGGGGCATAGGAAAAATTCGGTCATCCTATGATGAAATGCAGCCAAAACTGAAAGAGCTAGAAGCGGCTGAATTGAGGAAGTTGCTATGAAAGACATGCTGAACACGATTTATACAGAGATTCGCGGTGATCCGCTCGTGTCTCCGTATCCAATTAAGTATTACGACTATCCGGAGGCAGCTCCTAAGGAAACGTTTGTTCTTATCAAACCGTTGTCTCCTCCAATAGCCGCCTTTGGTGCTAGTGATAAAGAATTAGCGCAGCAGCTAACTTACCAGATTGATGTGCAATCCGGTGATCGTATGCTGTGCAAGCAGATACAACAAGCAATCAAAAAACACATGTACTCGTTGGGCTTCTCGCAATTATCCGAGGGACTTGACGAGTTTTTTAGTGACACGAAACGGTATGCCGATGCACGGCGATATCGAACTGTCACACAGCTTTATGACGCTAACTATTAGAAAGGAGTCATCACATGACTTTAGTACATTTTCCACGTATGACCATTCAACCTTTTGACAAATTAGGGGTTCCCGATGGTGATCCAATTGTTATCCAAGGCGATCAAAACAAAGGTGGTACTATCACCGCCGAAATTTCAGGATTAGCAAGCAATCCGTTGAAAACGGCTGCATCAGATATTGAATATTGGATTTCGCAAGAAGGCGTGGGCGAAGTCTCTGTAGACTTTACCTTGATTGATCTGCCATTTGATGCTGAGGCAAAGATCCTTGGGCAGAAGACTACCGAAGCAGGCATTACCTACGTTGGTAATGATACTAACCCACCATACTGCGGTGTTCTTTTGGAAGCGGAAAGTTTGGCCGGAGATAGTGCCTATTTAGGCTTCTTCCGCGGTAAGTTTGCCAAGGACAAAGAGACTTTGAATACGCAAGACCCAGCTGATAAGAAGGCACCAGAAGGCGATAGTTACACGTTCACCGCAGCTGGTTCACCTGATGATGGTGACCAAAAGGGCGAATACGTTGCTAAATACGTCGGTTCTGATGCAACTGCAATTAGCACGGTGAAAGCGCAGGTTTTAAAGGCAACCCCAAAACCGTAACGGTGTCTGGGGTATCTCTGACACCGGCAACAGCGAGCGTAAAAGTGGGAGCCACTACAGCATTAACGTCAACGGTTAGCCCAGCAGATGCGACAGACAAGTCTGTTAGTTATGCATCTAGTAACACGGCAGTAGCCACGGTCAGTTCTGTTGGTGTTGTAACTGGTGTCTCGGCCGGTTCTGCCACCATCACTGTGACGACACACGACGGAAGCAAAACAGCAAGCACTGCGGTAACCGTAACTGCCGCTTAAAAATACAATTGTCGCCTCAGAAATACACAATGCTGATTGAATTCAGGGCGGCATCTAATAGAAGGAGATTTAACATGCTAAAACTTGATTTGCGTAATAAAGACGGTAAGATTGAGCACTTTCAGGAAACATTCGTGCCGGTCTCGAAATTGATTGAAGGTTTAAAACTAACTCCCCAGAACTTTCCTGATCTAGATGAATCAGATTGGATGGAGAAAAATGCGGAGTTTATGGCTTCTTGTTTTGAAGACAAGAGTGTAACTAAGAAACGAATTTTAGACGGCGTTGCTGCTTGGGATTTCAACAAAGTATTTGACACCTTCAATCAGCAGCTTTTCGGGATTGACCCAAAAAAAGTGGCAGCGAGCGAATCAGCAGAAAAGAAGCATTAAATCAAATCTACAAAATGATTCGTTCGGTCGTTACAAACGTTCCGGGATTCACGATCAATGACATTATGAAAACTGATTGGGAGACGTTACAAGAAGTGTTGCTACAAAGCGAACCTGAAAAAGAAAAGGCAGTCTCACTTGCTGACTTTATCAAATCAATGTAGGAAGGAGGAAACAAATTGGCAGAACCATTAGGTCAAATGATGATCGAACTTGGGCTTGATGATACCAAGTTCGGTAACGGTCTGAAGAACGCCAAGTCACAATTGAAGTATTTCGGGTCTGAGATGAAAGCTCAGGCCTCTTTTTATGACGCTTTTGGAAGTAAAGTAGACGGCTTAAGTGCTAAAGAACAAGGCTTGACCAAGATGATTGCTGCGCAGTCAAAGGTTGTGGCCGAGTCTAAGAAGGCATACGACGGGTCACTGACTTCAAAAGGCGAAATGACAAAAAGCTCAGCTAGACTAGCAGCTAATTTTGAAGCCGAACAAGCAAAGCTCGCATCACTGGCTAAACAGTACATCAGTACCGCGCAAGCGGAAGCTGAAATGAGCGTTAAAACGACCGGTGTCACTGGTGCAATTAACAAACTTGGTACAGCCCAGATCGCCATTGGTAACCGTATGAAGTCACTTGGTGACAGCATGACTACCGGCATCACTGTGCCTATAGCCACAGCTTTTGTCGCTGCGACTGCTAAAGCAATTAAATTTCAAAATCAGCTTCTAGTCATTAAGAACTTGCTTACTACCGGTGGCGAGTCAGCAAAAGAAGCCATTTCTGGCGTCAACAAGATGCAATCAGACGCCATTCAGTATTCCAATCATTACGGCGTATCTGTTGAAAAGATTTCAGCAGGGTATGAAGAACTTGTACGACGTGGCTATACGTCTAAACAGGCTATTGCTGCCATGAAAACAGAGCTTCAAGGTGCTTTGGCATCAGGCGATGATTTCAACGATGTTGTTTCTGTGGCATCGTCAACACTGGAATCATTTGGCATGAAATCAAGCAATACTGCAAAGATGACTAGAAACACCAAGACCGCTGTTAATGAGCTTGCTTATGCGGCCGATTTGACAGCAACGGATTTCCAGTCCCTTGGCGTTGGTATGTCATATGTCGGTGCTACTGCTCATCAAGCTCATTTCACCTTGTCAGAAACGGCATCCGCTTTAGGTGTCCTGTCAAACAATGGTGTGGAAGCTGACAAAGCTGGTACTGGGTTACGTAAGGTGATTGTTAGCCTGAACACTGCAGTCAAGAACATTGGCACTAAGAATGACGTTCTTGCCAGCCTTGGCATCAAGAAAGAAGAAATCGTCGGTTCTAATGGTCAGCTCAAGAGCTTGAGTACTGTCATGGACGTGCTCAACCAACACACAAAGACTATGAGTGCTACCAAGAAAGCCGCTGTGTTTAACAGCCTTTTTGGTACCACTGGTCAGCAAGCAGGTATTATTCTCGCACAAAACAGCAAACAGTTAGCTGAATTGAATAGCCAGGTTGATAAGGCTGAGAAAAAGAACTATGTGGGCAGCTTATCGGAAAAGAACCTTAAATCTGCTCAAAATCAATTAAAGGTTCTACAGCAAAATGTTGAAAACTTGGGAATGACGCTTGCACAAAAAGTTCTACCTAGTGTGCAGCCCATTATCAAGGACTTGACTGATGCTGTTAATTGGTTTGGTAAGCTGAATCCACAAGTGCAGCAAAACATTGTTAAGTGGGGGCTATTGGCTGCTGCCATGGGCCCAGTGCTTAGCATTGGTGGAAGATTAACGACTGGGCTCGGGAAACTTGGTACTTCATCAGTTGGCCTTATCGCAAAAATAGCCGGATTGGGTGCTAAATCGCAAGCAGCCAAAACGGTTATGGGCCAGTTAACAGATGCAACGGGCAACGTTGTAGGGACCTTGACGAAAGCTGGTGGTGCCGCAACCAATACGGGTGGCTTAATTGGAAATCTAGCCGGAAGAATGACTGTTGCCGCTGGTGAGACAGGCGTATTAGGAAGCGCATTGACTCCGCTAGGGCTTGGTATGCTAGCCGTAGCCGGTGCGGCAACGATTGGTGTTGTTGCTTGGGAAGGCTTCGGCAAACAGATGGTCGAGTCGTCCGACCGTGCTTCACGATGGGGTTCTGACATTGGCAAAACGGCTGATACTGCGGCAACTGAAATGTCGCAATATCAAAGTAAAGTTGATGTTGCCATGTCTGGTGCATCGGGCTCTGTTTCTAGCAATGCAAAGACTATCAACTCAGCGTTCAGCGGTATGATTACATCTGCCCAAAAGGCAAGCAAAGCCCAGAAAAAGGCTGCTGATGATGTTGCCAAGGCTATTGGTGGTGAAGCCGCCGCTGCTCTTGAAGAAGAAGCCGGCAAAGAAGAAGCCACTCGCAACAAAGAGATTGCCAAGATGAAGTCATATGCTAAAGAAGCACAGGACATCACGAAAAATTCCATGGATAGCAATATCGCTCTTAATGCAGAACAACGCGTTAAGGTTGGCAATATTCAGAATGAAATGGCCGAAGCTCAGATTAAAACCCTTGGATTAACAGCCAAGCAGCAACGTCAAGTGCTTGCTGCTGAGCTAGTTGAAACTAGCAAGATGTCCGTAAAGCAATTGTCATCAATGGCAAAGTCCATTGGCGATGCTTCGTACCAAGAGATGTCGAGCTATGAGCAAAGGCTCAAAGCAATCAATGGTAATGCACAGCTTTCTGAAGCTGAAAAGAATGTGGCCATTGAAGCTCTTGAGAAAGAACACATTGCAACGATGGATAAGCTCGGTGGAGACTATATCAGAGTCGCTAAAGCGCAAGGCAAGTCACATTCTGAAATCATATCGGAGCTGACACAACAGTATGGATTTACTGCTACGCAAGCAGCCGAAGCTTGGGACACCTATAACAGCAGAACTAAGGCCGCCGCATATGAAACAAAAAAAGCCGTCAGCGTCTCATTAGATGGCTTATCTGGCTCTGTCAAAAAAGCTGCCGAAAGCTGGAACAACCTGAAACTGACAGATAAAAATGGCAAAGTTAAAACCAATGCCGTTGAAGAGGTTCAAAAGGCCGTTAAAAGTGGCAAGACTTGGAATGCTATTCAGCTTTTGCTACAAGAAGGCAAAATGACAACAAACGCTCAAGACATGGTTGCAAAAGCCCTAGCTGCTAACAAGCAGTGGGACGATTTGAAGTGGATTGAGAGTGATTTACATTTGTCTTCAAATGCCAAAGAGCAAGTAGCAAGCGCCATGATTGCTAACAATCAGTGGAATGTATCTGATTGGAAGGAAGCTCAGATATGGGCAGTTAACAAAACCAATAGCGCAACAATTGAAGCTCTTGCAAACGTAGGCAAATGGGATAGCTTGACCCCAGCACAGCAGCAATTAATTGCGCAAGCCAAGACAGGAGCGGCGTTAGAGCAGACTTTAAAAGATTTAGGCGTATGGAACGACATGTCGTCTAAAGTACGGCAAGTAATTTTGAAAGCCATTGACGAATCTACGCAACCTGCTGCACAAGCTAAGGCGGCTGTTGACGCATTCGTTGAGCAAACCAAAACATCTGTTTTGAAAACTATTTATGTTGAAGAACATGTCACTGATGGATCAGTCGGTGGTCGTTCATCAAACGTTGCTACGCGAGCTAAAGGCGATCCTAATTTTGCTGGCGGACTAGCAATGGTCAACGAACAAAAAGGTCCAACGTTCCGTGAAGCTATTTTCCATCCTAATGGGAGCATTGAGATTCCATTTGGCCGTAATGTGATTAAGCCAATTGAAAAGCATGCTCAAATTGTTCCTGCCGGACTGACGGCTAGAATGTTTCCAAAATTACCTCAATACGCCAATGGTAAAGATATTCCAGCAAATGCAACAGCGCTTAGTCTAGCAAATCAAGTTACCCAATCGTTGGTTGGTCAACAACCAGTTAGTGTCAGCAATTCATTAGACACGAAAAATCTTGAAAAGTTGCTTATGTCGATTCAGTCTATGATGTCCGTGCTGATGCAACGAGACACAACGGTCGAATTGGACGGACGTAAGGTTGCCGAAGTTCAATATCCGTACTTGTCTAAGATTCAAAGCATTCAAGCTCGTCGTTATAACAGAATAAGGGGGTATACGAATTGAAAAAAGAAATTACGGTAAAGTATGGTGGCTTTGATTTATCTCCATACTTTATCGTTTCCAGCGTCACGATGCCTTTTCTATACAAAGACAATCAGTATACTCAAATAGGCCGATCAGATGGTGAAAGCCTGATTTATTCTCGTAATGCTAAAACAAAAATCACTATCCAAGGAACCATCTTGACTCAGGAAACGAACCTTACTGTGGCTGAAACTAAAGATGAATTAATTAATGCTTTGAAATCAGATACTGTTCAGCAGCTAACGTTGTCAAACTATCCGGGAAGATATTTCAACGCTATTTTTGATGGAAGTCAGGACTTTGACGGCACTTTTGACTACATTACCACGGTAGAACTAGTATTCACTGTCCCCGATGGCATCGCCCACTCGGTAGCCACGCAGACGGCTGACAATATGCCATACAAGGACGTGCCAGTAAACCTGCTGACAGGGACAAGTAACACACAAGATTACACTATTAGCAGAAATGGTTGGGTTAATTTTTCTCAGTCAAGCAATGGTATGAGTGCTTCAATATCAGGTACTCCAGGAGCAAGCTATACGTATTCTGCAATCGTTAAAAGTGCGACATTCGGTTTTTCACCAAAGATACAGTTCTATGATATTAATAAGAAGCCTATAAAAACGATTGCCGACACAAACAAACCTGATACTGGTCTACGCTATGTAACTGGTATCGCGCCAGCAGGTACTGCATTCATAATTGCTTGTATGATTTTGAACAACCCGACAGATTCGCAGACAGTGGTATTCAACAGTGAGAAACTCGAACAGAATGCTACGGCTTCTCCTTGGTCGCCTAACCCAGCTGATCCTGAATATTATGCTGACACCATCACAGTGCCTAATGCTGGGACGTATCCATCTGAGCCGGTTATCACGGCTACTATCAACGGTGATGACGGCGTGTTAACTGCTATTAACGATCAGGGCAGTGTGCTACAGTTTGGCTCTCCCGATGAGACTGATGGCTTTGTGAAACAAAAGTCTGAACGCGTTTATCATCTCGATTTCAATCAGACACCGACAGGGGTCACGCTCAATAATGGGGTTACGGCTTTTCCTTACTATGAGCATGGCAATGATGCCAACGTACAGTCGGGACCGTTTGGATATGCAAATGGTATTGCCTACCCGTCCACTGAACGAACCGCTTCCAATTACTGGAACGGGCCTTCAATGAGCGGTACCATTCCGAAAAATTCGAATGGCTCTAACACGGCTAATTTTCAGTTTGTCAATCGTGTCAATGTTGGGACGAATGCTGCAGAAGTGGGCCGTTTCGAGTTTAATTTGACGTATCAAGGCAAGATTGTCGCTTCTCTTGCGCTGTTTGACGATAGTGCCTCTAATGACCAGTGGGTCTTCTCCGGAACAGTCTATGATGGCAGCCAAGCACAAATGCTATTTTTTGACTTACTGCCACGCAATTACTATCGTAACGGCAACTACAATGCCGTTATCACAAAAATGGGTGATCAGTTAACCTTCCGTCTGGATCGCATCGATTTAGGCGATGGCGGTATTGAGACACGGACAGTATCAGGCTTCTCTAGTGTGCCAATTGATGGCTGGACAGCTTGGTTTCCCGGATTCTCCGATCAACGTGGTTGGTCAATTAACTGGCAGGATAGCTATTTTGACTGGATCAACGTTGACTATTGGGACGACATTCCTAACCGCTTCAAAGACGGGGACGTTGTGCAAATTGATGTTGCCAATCGACGTGTTCTTGTCAATGGTGCAGAAGATCGGACACTGCAAACAATCGGCAATGATTGGGGCGGGTTCAAGATTCAGCCCGGCAATAACACCATCGAATTGCTCACATCAAGCTGGGCAAAGCAGTGTAAGGCTGAAGTATCTTGGCAGGAGGCATGGCTATGAAAGATTTTTATTTTGTGGATAGATCATCATGGCACTTGCTCGGTATTGCAACTGCTGGTGGTGGTGGCACAATCCACATAGTTGATGACACTGATGATCAGCTTATCTCAGCAGGTGCTCGCACCTATTCAGGAACCATTCTGTTCACCCCTGAACTGTCTTCTAAGGTTCAAGCGATGGCAGCACAGGGTAATTACATTTTGTATATGGATGAGCGCAATAAAGCAGTCTTTATGACAATTATGGAATCAAGTCATGATCCACTTGCTGGTGAGGAGACATTCACTGCTGAGGATGCTGGTATTGATTTGATTAACGAAAACGTTGGCCCCTATAAAGCTCCACAAGCAATGGGCATCGCCGATTATATCAATCTTTTCACGAATGACTCAGGCTTTGAAATCGGTCTTAACGAGATCCCTAATTTGAAGCGAACGCTTGAATGGACTGGCGAGTCTGACACCACTTTAAATCGTATTCTATCTGTTGCGACTCAGTTTGATAATGCTGAACTAGACTTTAGCTTCGATGTGTCAGGGACAACGGTTGTGCGCCGCTTAATCAACATTCATCAGCGTATCGGCGCTGACAGAAACATCACGCTGTATGTGGATAAAGACATCAATAAAATTGTGACATCAGGCAGTATTTATGATCTTTATACGGCCGTAACACCGACAGGTGGTACGCCTGAAAGCAAAGATGGCGAGACCGTTGATCAGCAGCCGATTACGCTTGAGGGCTATCAGTGGACAGATCCCGATGGTCGTTACGTGTTAACGAAAGAGGGTGTTTTGCTAGATCCGGTAGCCAACCAAACATGGAGCAGACTTTTAGCTAAGGGTGGTGCACCGAGTGTCAACGCAGCGTATATCAATCGTGTTGTCACTTATACGGCTACTTCGCAAGCGACTTTGCTTCAATCTGCACTCTCTGATCTTAGGGCTCACAATCATGAAGCAGTCAATTACGAGACCGACATTGCTGTGCTGCCACAAAATATCAACATCGGTGATACGATCCATTTGGCTGACGAGGATGAACACTTGTATCTGTCGGCTCGCTTGCTAGAACTCAAATCAAGCTATTCTATGGATACACACACAGCAACATTGGGAGACTACCTTATTGAACATGATCAGGTAGCTGCCCAATATCGGCAACTTGCTGAGCAGATCAAAAATTTGCCTAAAACGGTTCAATACTATCCGTGGATTCGCTACGCCGATGACGATCAAGGCACGAACATGAGTGCCTTCCCAGCTGATAAGAAATACATGGCGTTCAGGTACAGTGAGAAGACATCGGTTCCTAGTGATGACCCAGCTGATTACGCTGGCAAGTGGGCATTGATTCAGGGCCCACAGGGCAGCGATGGTAAGGGAAGCTATACTCACGTTTCATATGCGAACAGCATTGATGGTAAAACAGACTTCTCGACTACTAATGGTAATGGGAAAATGTATCTTGGCATATATGTTGACCAGACCCAAGCGGATAGTACCGATCCAACAAAATACTCATGGGCATTGTTCAAAGGTACTGATGGTCGTGACGGCAAAGATGGTAGCGATAATGTGCCCGTTATTACCGTTGGTGCAACTTATCCGATTGGCCCCAAAAAAGGCGACATGCATTGGCTGACTAACAGCAACGGTATTGTGACCGGATATTATACCTATGATGGTTCAACATGGCAGGCTAACAAGGTTGATGCAAGTGTCATTTCGGCCGAAACGTTTAATGGGATGACATTTAATGGTGTCACATTCACTGGTTCTAAGTTCATCTCTTCGTTTACAGGCGTCAAGCCCGATGGAGTAGCTGACTATAGTGTTCACGGAACGACCACTATGGCTGATGGATCGATTGTCACAGATACGTATTCGGATACTGACAACAGTCAGGTGACGCATACCGAACTCAGCCAATTTGGCTTGCTAAGTCAAATTTATAACAAAGGCACGCTGATGGATAGTGCGCAACTATCGTTAGGTATGTTAACGCTAAGCGGCAACTATCAAACTGCCAGTAACAAGCCGTTGGAGTGGATCACCAGTAGCTTAGATGCCTTAAGAGTCTTGCAATTAACAAATAATAACTTGCTTGTTTGGCATGGCGCTTTCTATCCACAATCTGGAGATACTGCAACAATATCGACGCCACTTTCAAAGACTTTAACGGGTTGGTTAATTGCATGGAGCTATTATCAAAACGGATCGCCAACGTATAACAACTATGCGTTCACACTGTTACCAAAGGCCGCTTTGATTTATAACACGACTGGTGCTAACTATTTAAGAGTGACCTTCACAATGAAGGACGTTGGAACCATCTTCAAAGTTCTGTGGTATGACGACACACACATTGTTGGTTCTGATGAAAACAAGGGCGGATCGCTTGCAAAAGCGGTTATGACTGAGATATACGCAGTTTAGGAGGCTGTTATGGAAGCTGACAAAGTAAAAGCAATTTTTAACACTGATGAAGATGGCTATATCACTGGCTACCAGCAGGAGTTTTGGGACGGCAGTCAGTGGCAAACGCCATTCGATGATGAGAAAGCCATTCTGATTGCACCGGAAGAACTGAAAAAGATTGCCATTGGCGCCTCAAAGCTGGCTGATGACGGTACTGTTGTAATAGATACCGATAAGCAAGCAGCGCTAGAAAAAGCGGCTAATCAAGTGACACCGACCGGAGAACAGATGCTACTCGCAAATTTAACTCTTGAAGTAGCACAGCTGAAGGCGGCGAAATCAAGTGACTAATTATGATCAGTGTGCACTACTTTACAGTTGGGGGATTGATTTAACACCTTATGTACCGGTAATGATCACTCCAGATCAATACAAGCAAATTACAGGCAGTGACTATGTCGCCAGCAAAAGCTAGCGGCTATTTTTATGGAAGGAAGTGATGACAATGCTAAATAAAATCAGAGATCACCCGACACACACAGCACTCGCCATTGGCATGGTTGCCATTGGCTTGTTTCTAATCATCAACGACCATTATTTCATCTGGCCCCCACATTACTCTGACTGGTTAAACGATGACATTGTGGGGTTTTTGTTTGTCATTGATGGACTCGGGATTGGGGGTTGGGTGCTATGGGAAACACAGTTAGCAGTGACCAATCGTCTGTTGCTCACAACTACCAGCTTTTTAATGTCGTTCTTGACAATACTACAATTCTTGACATCCATCTCAACTGGAATCTACTCAAATTGGATCAGCAATGCGATCATAACAGCCTTCGTGCTGATTCTGGCACGAAGGAGTGACAGCCGTGACAGCAGCGATAACCAAAGCAATTGTTGATTTTGCCCCATATCTTGCCGGTATAGCATCGGCCGTTATTGCCTTCATGACCTACCGCGAGGGTAAACGGAAGAACAGGCATGATGAGCTTGAGGACATGAATGACAGATTACGCGCAGATAATGATCGATTGAGACGTGAGAATGAGCGTCTCAGAAAGGAGTCCGGTAATAAATGAGAAAACTATATCTTGGCAACGGTGATAAGCAGTTCAAATTTGCCGATACCACAACTGAAATACATCTGAGCGCGTTTGATGATGGCAGTGCGGCAACCCTCACAAATGATGTAAAAGTCAGAATAAAGAACGAATCCGGATATTTGCTGGGTATAAGTGCCAGTATCACGGACAACCATGCTGTCATCACTAGTGGCCAATTGGCTCGGTTGCCAGTAGGCAGCTACTTGTTAGAACTTTGGAATCCCATTTCTGGCGGTACAGCAATCTACCCTAGTGACGGATTTCTAGCATTGCAAATCAATGAAAACGTCACTGGGCTTTCTGGTGGCCTCGTCAGCAGCATTACAGTTGATGACTTTATTCAGCAGTTCAGCAGTCTAAGCGAACAGCTCAAACAGCAAGTTGCCGATGCTATTGCCAATGGTCTTAAAGGAGACAAGGGTGACGATGGCCTATCGGCTTACCAGATCGCAGTCATCAATGGCTACAAGGGTGCTCAATCAGATTGGCTGGCTTCTCTCGTTGGAGCAACTGGCTTAAAAGGTGACAAAGGCGATGCTGGTAAAGACTTCCGCATCGTGAAGACATTCCCATCCATTGCCGAGATGAATGGTGCTGGTTTCTCTGACGGTGATTTCACCATGATTGCTAGTGATGTCAATGATCCAGATGACGGCAAGCTGTATGTATGGAACGGCACCAGTTTCACCTATATTGCCGACTTAAGCGGTTCGCAAGGCATCAAAGGTGACAAAGGCGATACCGGAGATAAAGGAGACAAGGGCGACACTGGAGATCAAGGAATTTCTGCTTATCAGGTTGCCGTGAATGCTGGTTTCTCTGGTAGTGTCAATCAATGGCTGGCCTCTCTTGTTGGCGCTAAAGGAGACAAGGGCGATAAAGGTAATGATGCCGTTATTAATGTCATTTCACAAGCCGATTATGACGCTTTGGCTGACAAGTCCGGCGTCTACTTCATTGAGGGGTGATTGAATGCCAACGATCAATGGTAAAGCGTGCGTTGTAGATGGCAAGCCCGTGGACAAGGTATACAGTAATGGCGCAAAAATATATGGTAGAAACCTGCTGACAGGGACAAGTAACACACAAGATTACACTATTAGCAGAAATGGTTGGGTTAATTTTTCTCAGTCAAGCAATGGTATGAGTACTTCAATATCAGGTACTCCAGGAGCAAGCTATACGTATTCTGCAATCGTTAAAAGTGCGACATTCGGTTTTTCACCAAAGATACAGTTCTATGATATTAATAAGAAGCCTATAAAAACGATTACCGACCCAAACAAACCTGATACTGGTCTACGCTATGTAACTGGTATCGCGCCAGCAGATACTGCTTTCATAATTGCTTGTATGATTTTGAACAACCCGACAGATTCGCAGACAGTGGTATTCAACAGTGAGAAACTCGAACAGAATGCTACGGCTTCTCCATGGTCGCCAGCACCAGAAGACGTTATGTAGAAAGGAAAATAATCATGAATAATTGGACAGAACTTTTGGTATCACTTGCAGTAGCAGCAGTCCCAATCATTGGGGCTTGGATCTCAAAACAGTTGCTGGCTAACAAGCAAGCGCTCACTTTGGTAAAGGTATTAGGCCCATTGGCAAACGCAGCGGTAACAGCGGCAGAGCAGCTTGGTGTGACACAGGCGATTGACGGTGCGGTCAAGAAATCGACTGCTATTCAGGCTGTGAAAGACGGCTTAAAATCGCTCGGTTTCACCAGCACAGACGAACAGACGATTGCCAATGCAGTTGAAAAAGCTTATGCGGATTTGAAGGATAGTCTGGCAGAAACCTATCCACAAAAGACGGTCGATCAGGAAGCGTCTAATCAAGATAAGGTAGCTGCCGCGGCTCAAGCAGCAGCAGATGCAGTTAAGGCTCAGCTGGCACCGACATCTGTTGCTCCACAGCAATAAGGAGGGCACCATGAAATTTAAAACTAAAATAGTCACCTTGGTAGTCGCCTTCTTGGCGGCTATTTCTTTTGCCCTGCCATCGCAGGTAAATGCGGCATTGAATGGCATTGACGTGTCAAGCAACAACTACGGTATTGACGTCAGTCGTGTACCTGCAGATTTTGCTATCGTTAAGGCCACAGAGGGCACTGGCTACGTTAATTCACAATTTCAAACAAATGCGCAGCAAACATTGTCTAGCGGTAAGAAACTAGGAATTTACCACTTTTTAAATGCAGGCGATCCAATCCCACAAGCTGAAGCTTTTGTAAAACAGGTACGTCCTTATATCGGCAAAGCCGTGTTGGTTCTTGATTTTGAAGATACGAACTACAGCAAAGTGCAAAATGCCAACGGCGTTGCGAATGCTAAACGCTGGTTAGATTACGTTTACCAGCAAACGGGTGTAAGACCATGGATTTACATGTCACTCAGTGCTGAAAATGGACTTTCTTGGCCTGCTGACGTGATTGCTAACTACGGTATTTGGATTGCACAGTACAACAGCTATAATCCAGTTTATGGCTATCAGCCACGAGATTTGTTTGGCTCAATTAAACAGTGGCCTTCTATGACCGCCTTTCAGTATTCTTCAATGGGATATCTTAGCGGATGGGGCCAAAATCTAGATTTATCAGTCTTTTATGGTGACCGTAATACTTGGGACAAGTATGCGGCAGCCAACGGTAGTACAGCACCTGTAACACCGGTGCCAAGCCAGCCAGCGAAATCAAATGCATCCAGTGATACCGACTATGCGCAAACTGGTGTTTTCAATCCGTCCGCGACTGTTAACATCCGCACTGGTGCCGGCACCGGCTATGCATCCGTTGGTAGCTATGCACCCGGTGAAAGTGTGATTTATGATCACGTGTATATCCGTGGCACATATGTTTGGGCACGTTATCTCAGCTACTCCGGCAGGTATCATTATGTTGCCTTGGGCGTGAATGGTGGTGAGAGCTATGGCTCGCGCAGTTCAAATGCGCAAGCCTATTCACACACGTATTACACGGTTCAATCTGGTGACAGCTTCTGGAGTATTGCCAGCAAGTATGGCATCAGCATGTACACGCTTGCGGCCAACAACGGCAAGTCAATTTACAGCGTCATTCACCCGGGCGAAAGCCTGTATATCCGGTAA